GCTTGACCCACCGTTCGGCCTGTTTGTGCTGTGGGCTCACGGACACAAGGTGCGCCCCATTGCGCGCTGGACTGGCGACAGGTGGTGCATGACCGGAGTCAAGGTCAGTAAGTGAGCAAGGGCAGCAACCGACGTCGAGAGGATCGCCAGGCGGTCGAGGCGAATTGGGACAGGATCTTTGGCTCTAAAGAAATTCCGGTTGACCGTCGTGCGACCAGCCCATCCAGTGAATCGTCGGATGACGACTCCGGGCCGGCGGACAATCCCCCGCAAGAGCGGGCGGACGCACAGCTCACGCCTATCCAGCGGCGGTGACCGGAACCCTATATGTGCAAGTGCAGGGAACGGCGGGAATGGATTCTCGACCAGGCGCGCAAAGCATGGCGCTATCTGACCAAGGCGGAAGCTGATGCCCTCCGATCTGCTAGCACTGTTCGAACGGCTGGTGATGGCAGTGGAGGAACAGAACCACCTGATCGGGCAAGTGCTGCAGATCAACGCAGCACTTCTTGAAGACGCTGCAGGGCAAGAAGAAGAGCCCGAGCACACGAGCTACCTGAGCGGCAAGCCCGACCGATGAGGTATGGCAACGGCCGCGGCGGTCGACCGTGGCGACGGCTCAGGCAATCCATCCTCGATCGGGATGCGCACCTCTGCCAGCCATGCAGGCGCAAGGGGCTGCTAGTGCTGGCAACCCAAGTCGACCATATCGTGCCCCTCTCCCAAGGTGGCACCGATGTGTCCGAGAACCTGCAGTCCATCTGCGACGACTGCCACGACGCGAAGTCCGCGCGCGAGGCTGGAGCCAAGCCGATCGTGGGCTGCGACGCCGAGGGCTGGCCCGCCTAGGGGGGGGGCAGGCTCGACTTGAAACTGAACTGCAGCGGACACCGCGCCCGATCTGAATTTTTCGCATCCGCAATTCCCAAGACGACCTGAATGCCGAAGCCTCGACTGCCCGCTATGAAGGCCGAGGTATCGGGGGCGGCGTTGCATGACCCCGGCCGATTCGCCGAGCGCAAGGCACCCAAGCGGACCCGCCCGCTGGGTGAGCCGTATCTCCGCATGACCGATGCGCAGAAGGAAGCGTGGGCTGAGTACGCAGCGGAGATGCCATGGCTGCATTCGGTACATCGTCCATTGCTGCGCCTGGCGTGCATCTGGACGGCGCGAATGGATGAGGCTGATTTCGGCGTCTCGGCCACGCAAGCCCTCAGTTCGATCCTGTCGAAGCTCGGGGCGACGCCGGTCGACGAGACGAAGGTGAACCACGATGCCGGCGACGACAGCGATCCGGCAGACCGATTCTTTGGCCGACCGAACTAGGGCCTACGCCGAGGCGGTTGTCTCTGGCGAGATTGTCGCGGGGCCGCACGTCCGCAACGCCTGCAGGCGTCATCTCAAGGATCTGCAGGACGGCCATGAGCGCGGCTTGTGGTTCGACCACGAGGCCGCGCAGTACGCCTTCGATTTCTTCGAGGGGGTGCTGAAGCTCTCGGAAGGGCAGTTCGACGGCCGCGCCTTTGAGCTACATCCATCGCAAGCCTTCATCGTGGGGTCGCTGTTCGGTTGGAAACGGGAAGACGGCCGAAGGCGGTTCCGTCGTGCCTACGTCGAGCAGGGGAAGGGCAACGGTAAGTCACCACTGGCCGGTGGCATCGGCCTGTTCGGCATGGTGGCCGACGGGGAGGCGGGGGCGCAGATTTACGCCGCCGCGGCCAAGCGTGAGCAAGCGGGCATTCTGTTCGCCGACGCGGTGAAGATGGTGAAGCAGTCTCCGGCGTTGTTGAAGCGCACGGAGTTCAGCGGCGGCCCGGGGCGGGAATACAACATCGCCCACCATGCCAGCGGGAGCTTCTTCCGGCCCGTTTCACGAGACACGGGCAAGACGGGTTCTGGCCCGCGTCCGTACTTCGTGCTCGGGGACGAGGTGCACGAGCTGCCTGATCGCAAGATCCTCGAAATGCTGGAGCGCGGCTTCAAGTTCCGCCGCAACCCGCTGCTGTTCATGATCACCAACAGCGGCACGGACCGAAATTCCGTGGCGTGGGAGGAGCACGAGCACGCCGTCAAGGTGGCGGCGGGGCACACGGAGGCCGTGAACGATCCGACATTTGTCGGTGAACCGCTGGACGACTCGACCTTCAGCTATGTCTGCTCGCTCGATGAGGGCGACGACCCGCTGAACGATCCGACGTGTTGGATCAAGGCCAATCCCCTTCTCGGCGTCACGATGGAAGAGGAAACGCTGGCTGGGATCGTGGCGCAGGCCAAGGCGATTCCGGGCCAGTTGAACGGCATTCTCCGCCTGCACTTCTGCGTCTGGACGGATGCGGAAACCGCGTGGATGACGCGAGCGACGCTGGAGCCTTGCCTCCACGAGTTCGATCCCGCGGAGCACCATGGCGAGGACGTGTTCCTCGGGATGGACTTGTCGCAGAACCGCGACATCACGGCGATTGCGGCAGTCGTCCAGACGGGGACGGACGAGCACGACAAGCCGCTGTACGACGCCTGGATCGAGGCGTGGACACCGGGTGACACGCTGCAGGCCCGCGAGTTGCGGGACAAGCTGCCGTATCCCCTATGGGCGCGCGACGGGTATATCCACGCGCCTGCGGGCGAGTCGATCAGCTATCGGCACGTGGCGCAGACCCTCGTCGAGTACGGGCGGGACTACAAGGTGCGGCTGGTCGCCTACGACCGCTTCGCCTTCAAGAAATTCGAGGAGGCCGCCGAACAGTGCGGCCTGCAGCTCCCGTATGTGGAGCACCCACAGGGTGGGCTGAAGAAAGGCAAGCCGACCGAGAAAATGGCCGAGGCAGCGAAGCGCGCCGGCAAGCCCGCCGAAGGGCTGTGGATGCCAGGCTCCGTGCGGTTGTTGGAAGACGCCCTGCTCGAAGGCCGCATCCGGCTGAAGAAAAACCCAGTCCTTGTCTCCGCAATGATGTCTGCGGTGACTGAGGAGGACAAATGGGGCAACCATTGGCTCTCGAAGCTGAAGTCAGTGAACAAGATCGACGCCGCCGTGGCGTTGGCGATGGCGATTGGTGCCGCGAGCGCCGCCGTCCCCGATAGACCGAAACATCAGATGTTTTTCCTCTGACCCCGCTACGGCGGGGTTTCGCATTTCTGGAGCCATGAAATGACGATGCACCGGGCGTACTCCGTCCTTCATGTGAAGGACGTGAGCGCCGAAGGCGATGTCGTGCGCATCAAGGGCATTGCCTCCACGCCCTCCCCCGATCGCATGGGCGACATCGTGGAGCCAATGGGCGCGAAGTTCGCCTTGCCGATGAAGCTGCTGTGGCAGCACCAGCATTCCGCTCCGGTCGGCAACGTCACGTTTGCCGAACCCACGGCCAAGGGCATTCCGTTCGAGGCCGAGCTGCCGGTCATCAAGGAAGCGGGGCGCCTGAAGGATCGCGTGGACGAGGCGATCCACTCGCTCAAATACAACCTCGTGTCGGCGGTCTCGATCGGCTTCCAGGCGATCGACGGTGCCGTGGAACGCATGAAGAGCGGCGGTTTGCGCTTCAAGGAATGGGAGTGGCTGGAGCTGTCGCTCGTCACGATCCCAGCCAATTCCGAGGCGGTCATCACCGCCATCAAGTCCATCGACCAAGAGCACCTGTCCGCGTCAGGACAAGAGGCGCAGGCGGTCGTGTCTCCCGGCGATTCGGGAACCAAACCGGCCCGCAAGGGCCCCGTCAAATTGATCCCGAGGGGACACAAGTAAATGACCACCAAGACTGTCGGCGAGCAGATCGCCGACCTCGAAAACACCCGTGCCGCGAAGGCCGCGCGCATGGACGAAGTGATGCAGAAGGCGATTGGCGAAGGCCGTTCGACCGACGAAGCTGAAGCCGAGGAGTTCGACACGCTCTCCGATGAGCTGAAGACCATCGACGCTGACCTCGTTCGCCTGCGTCAGCTCGAAAAGCTAAACGCCACGAAGGCGGCTCCCGTGCAGGGCGCGAACGCCCGTCAGGGCGAGCAGTCCCGCGAAGGCGTGACGCTGAAGGCCAAGCAGCCCGAGCTGGAGAAGGGCATCGAGTTCGCCCGCTATGCGCTCTGCATCGCGGCGTCCGGTGGCGTGCCCAGCGAGGCGTTCAACCTCGCCAAGACCCACTACGGTGACAATGAGCGCATCGTAAAGGCGCTCGGCCTCCGTGCTGCGCTGGGCGGCAATGGCAATCTGGAGCACCACATCAAGGCCAACGTGACGGCGGCCTCGACGACCGACTCGACGTGGGCCGGTGCGCTGGTGGACTACCAGAACTTCGCGGGCGACTTCATCGAGTACCTGCGTCCGCAGACCATTTTGGGCAAGTTCGGCA